CAAATTCATAAGCTTGATTCTTGAGTTGTTCTTTGTATGCCTTTGTATCAGCATCATACTTGCCTTTCAACTCTTCGAACTTACCGTTTAATTCGTTAAGTCTGGTTGCATCGGTACCAGCTTCTTCGAGTTGTTTCTTAAGAGCTGCCAAATCGGTATCTCTGGTTGAAACAGTTCCGTTCAAAGCTTCAATTTCTTTTGTTTTAGCATTGAGTTCTGACTCATACTTATTCTTAGAAACATAGTTGCCTTCGTTCAAATCAACGAATTTGACATTGTTCTGCTGAGCAAGTTCCATGAACTGTTCATAAGTGAGTGTTCCGTTCTCTGCTAAATCAAAAAGTTCCTTAACATCTTTCATATACTTCCTCCATTATTTATCTCTGTCTTGTTTAACTGTCGATTACAGTATCGACTGAATGTACGTTCTTTATTTCTCTTTACGCTGGAGTTTTATAAATAAACACTTGATAGCAGTGATTATTCCTCTTCTTTTTGTTTCTTGTAATACATTGTATTAGATAAACCAAGTATGGCACCCAAGAAAGCATTGATTGCCACGATAGTAGCACTGATTTCATTGCCATACGGTATGTTCCAGATGGTGAATACTGTTTTAATCAGTAATGCAAGTGCTGGCAATACAAGCATTGCAATCCATTTGAGAACATCATATACCTTGTTGTTCATCATAATTTTGTCCTCCTGTTATTTTCTATGTTCCAAGGCATCTACCCTATGAGATAGCCCATTCACTTTCTCTTCCACAGCAGGCATACGGGAAGCAAAATTATTGTGTTTTTCCACCGCTGCTGTGAGATACTCAATTTTTGTATTGGTAACTTCCTGAGCTGTAACCAACTGATTCTCAACTTTATTGGTGATACGCGATTCACTTCTGAGATTTGTGATTACTACTCCAACCAAAGCTAAGATTGCTGTTATACTTGAGGCTATAATAGATTCCATATGTACGTTCTCCTCAAAAAAATAAAGAAAGTGATAATAAGCGTTGCGCAACTTACTATCACTTTCTCTCCCGGAAAAGAAAATAACACATTTTCTTACTTATATACTACACTATATATTGTTATTTGTAAATACCAAATACCAAATTTTTACTTTATTTTGTATACCCAGAAACACGCATCCTGTCTGACTGAACAGATAAACCACAGTCTTGCGAAAAGGCCTTGTATGCTTTAGTTAAAGACTGTACCTTTGCACGTGCATCAAACGCTCCGACTTTATCACCACATATTTCAAATGTCATTTGACGCTCTTTCTGTTCACGTATCTTAGTCTCAAGTCTCCTCTGCTCTTGTGTACATTCATACATAGTTAAATGCTTGCCACTCGGTGTGGTATAACCTTTTTGATTTTTGGCTATCATAGCATCTAATTGTTTTTGAGAGAAGTTAGGTTTATTGATACCAATGATTATAGAATACGTAAAGTGTCGACAGTTTAAAGTTCCAATGGCACGTTCTATTGGTGCAAACTTCTTACCGTTCACGTCTTGAAATGCTTCAGCATTTTGTAACTTATCATATTCCTCATTCGTGAACTGATGCCCTTGAATAGGTTCATGGTCAGGTGCAGCATTCATGTGAACTGTAATCTCTTTACCGTCCGCTCCGTACTGTTTTCCAACCTCATCTTGAACACCTTGATTGATAGCTCGTATACCGTCCATCAAATTTCGTCTAACAGCTGTATCCATCCGTTGAGTGTATGGTTTGCCACTTTCTGTCTGATAAGTTATGTATCGTAATCCACTATCACTCAGTTGTTTCATTGTCCTACGCATAGCTGTGTTATAATCAACAACACCGCTTTGACTTGCTTGCACGGCTTCATCTATAACAGATTGATATGTCTTTGCCACGGTTGTAGGTTTCAATATATTGGGATTTTTTAAGTCACGCAGCATGAAACCTTGTGATTTAGATAAGTTACGATAAGTACCGAGTGTCTGTTTCTGCACCGCCTTAACCACACGTTGCAACGGTATGTTCTCGTTAAACGATATAAACGGTTTATTGCGGTAATCATAAAATGGCTTAGCATCCACATAAGCATCTTTAGCAATATACTCTATGAGTTTTTTGATATCTTTCTCTTGCAACTTGGTTACTTTAGCAAGTTGTTTATTGATATCTCTTACATCACCACCACTCTTCAACAGTCTTTGCAGTGCATACACATCAGAGGGCAAAAGCCTTCCTATTGCTCTTACCCTCATCGCTATTCTGCGTATGATGTAATTATTTATTGACTCTTGCCTTTGTATGATAGGTGCTAATAACTTATCAATACCTGACTCATTAATCATATGCTATCCTTAAGGTTCTGTGGTTGTTACGGGTTCTAACACAACTTTGATGGAAGTAGTACTTTGAATATACCATTGAGAAACTACTCTGTTTTCAATGGCATCATCAAGACTTTCATATCCGGATGCCTGAAGTGTTACAATCTCCGTATTCGTGTCAAGGTCTACAAGTGTAACCTGTACATTCTGACTCCTAAGTGGTGCTAATAATTGATTGAGTTTCATTGATTATTCCTCCTCTTTTGGTGCTTTCTTTTTACCAAAGAAATTATCCTCTTCGTTGTTGCTGTTCAGTGCCATTTCAGTTTCGGCATCAGCTAATGACTCTTTCTGTATATTCATTAATGCCTGTTCTGCTTGTCGTTCAGTCTCACCAAAATACCACATACGAACTTCTTTCTTACTTGTAAGTCCGTTCTGTAATAATGTCATCTGCTTACCAAGCTCTGTATCTACATCAACTATGATAGAGTCATCCCACTCAAATGATACATCGTACTCACCGGGTTTTGTGATTTTGTAGAGTGAACAGTATGCATTCATGATGTATACAACATCTTTAAGCGTATCTTCAATAGATTGCTGTATGTCTGCATTTGTTTGGTAAGAACGTTGCTTCAATATTTTAAGTTCGGTAGCTGTCCTTGCCTCAGTTGCTGCATCACTAAGTGTGCCTCTACTGAGTCCGGTTACATCTTCAATCCTCATTAAGATGGTGTTGAGACCTTGTATGTAAGAACCATCTCTAAGTGCCGGTGCGTAAGGTACATATGTATCACTTTCACCTAAGTCTACCTTTCTAAACAAACGTGCCTGCATTGTATTGGGTACAGTATGTTCCTGACCTCTAGGGTCTTGTTCAAGTTTAAGAGCGTCACGGTCAATGTCTATCGCCATCTCGCCACCTTCATATTCCCATAACAAACGAGAATATTGCATGTCGGCGTCTTTGATAAGGTCTATTGCTCTGCTGTAACCAGATACACCCAAAGGACTTGATGTGTCTACTGTATTTGCTTCCGGCATCTTGAAATAAGCGAACAGAGGTTTCTGAATGTCATTAATAACAACTTGTTCCTGCAGGTCTTTCCAAGCATCTACACTCTTCAACGGAACTTCATGTCCTAAGTCAAGTCCACTCATGTCACCTTGATTGGTGCTATTGTTGTCAGACTTGAATGCTTTATTGATAATCGTAACTTGATTATTCGACCATTTATGATATTCAAGTCTTCTGTAAGTTACGTCTTTCTCTGCTTGTGTTTGTATGAAAGCGGCCTCTGTAATTTGTCCGCTTGCATTAAATGCTAACGGGTAGAATGCGTCTGCTTGTATAAAGTCAAATTCAATCTGCCAATCAGTGCCTGATTTAATTTTGTTCTGCTTGTCTGTTTTATCTACCTTATTGCCTACAAGATAGGGCTTAATGACAAGTCCACCTTTAGCAATACCATACTCAATTTGTTTCCTAAGTTGTCTTTTCAACTTATTGTATTGCTCATTAAGATATTCAGCTCTATCCGTAGCACTTACAGGTTTATCCTCTGTGATTAATTTAGGCTCTGCCGAGGGGATTAAATTACCAAACTCATCAGGTTTAGGTTCTTTGTAATTGGGATTTTCTTTCTCTACTTCCTTTGTAGGTGTAGTTATTTCTGACTGCATCTCCAACAA